GAGGCCCAGAGCCCCGAGCTGGTCGCCCTCTATGCCGCCGGCCTCGAGTATCAGCTGGCGCAGCTGCAGGCCGAAGCGACCGAACCGCTCTGGGCCCGCGCCTGGCGGCCGGCGGGGATGTATCTCCTGGGCTTCCTCTGGCTCTGGAACATTATGCTTCTGCACTGCGCCAATGCGATCTGGAAGATCGCGTTGCCCCAGACCCCCTACGAGACCCTGATCCAGATCAGCGGCCTTTACATGGGGCTCTACATGGGCGGTCACACCGTGAAAGACCTGGCCACCAAGTGGCTGGGTGGAGGCCAGAATTGAACGACTTCGACCACCATATTCAGCAGCTGAACGCCGCCCATGTGCGCCTCGATAAGCACGAGGGCCGCCTGACGCAGCTGGAGACGCAGACCGCAGTCGCGGCCGAGCGTGACCGCAATATCCAGATCACCCTGGGCGAGATCAAGGGCGGGCTGGGCGAGATCAAGGGGACGATCAGCTGGATCACCCGGCTGGTGATCGGCGGCATCGTCATGGGTGCGGTCGCCTTCCTGATTGCCGGGGGTTTCAATGTCCCGTGATGATCTGAAGCGCAAGGCGCGCTCCGACTATGTCCATCGCCGGATGATGCAGTCCACGATCGCCGCCGCTTACGGAATATCGGAGGCCACGGTCGGGCGCTGGAAGAAGGCAGCCAAGGAAGCCGGCGACGACTGGGACAAGGCCCGCACCGCCCATGTGATAGCCGGGGAAGGCGTCGAGGTCGTGGTGTCGTCGGTTGTCGAGGATTTCATGATCCAGGCGCAGGCGATTCTGGACGAGATCAAGGACGGAAATCACACCACGCAGGAAAAGGTCGGCATGCTGGTTTCGCTCTCGGATGCGATGACCAAGATGGCGGCCAGCGCCAAGCGGTTTGCGCCGAAGGTCAGCGAACTCGGGGTCGCGCAGGACGTCATGGCGAAGCTGCTGGAGTTCGTGCGCGAAAGCTTCCCGCAGCACGCCGCAACGATCCTCGAGATCATCGAGCCCTTCGGTGAGCACCTGGCGGGGATCTATACCACATGACCAGGCGGCCGCAGCTGAAGGCCGCGGTCAGCCGGAAAGAGTTCGCGCAGAACATCGCCGAAATGGCGGCGGCATTCTCGCGCAACATCGAGCTGAGCGTCGAGGCTTTCCCCTCCGATCCCGCCGCCCGGGCTGAACGCCTGGCGCGCGTGGCGGATTTTGGGGGTGAAGGCTTCGAGTTCTTCCTCAAGACCTATCTGCCCCACTATGTGAAGGGCGAGGACAGCCAGTTTCATCGGGCCATCTTCGACCTGGCACCGAAGATCATGACGGCCGATGCCGGCAAGCGCGAGATGCTGATCGCGCCCCGCGGCTCTTCAAAATCCACCCACATGTCGCTGGGCTTCGCTCTCTATTGCATCGTCATGCGCAAGACACGGTTCTGCCTTGAGGTCTGCGACGTCTATGCCCAGGCTGCGCTGCTGATCGAGGCAATCAAGGCCGAATTGACCACCAACCCGCGGCTACAGACCGATTTCCCGGAAGCCTGCGGCGAGGGGCGTGTCTGGCGCGAGGGCGAGATCGTCACCCGCACCAACATCCGGGTTCGCGGCCTCGGCGCCGGCCAGAAGCTGCGCGGCCTGCGTCATGGCCCGCACCGGCCCGACCTGATGTTCTTCGATGACATCGAGAACGACGAGGCGGTGGTCAACCCGGACCAGCGCGACAAGCTGGAGAGGTGGATCAACCGTGCGGCATTGAAGGTCGGCCCGCCCGACGGCTCGATGCACGTCCTCTGGGTCAACACCATCCTGCACTGGGATGCCGTCACGGTTCGGGAATCGAAGAAGCCCGCCTGGAACGTCACCAAGTTCCAGGCGATCATCCAGTTCCCGGACCGGATGGATCTCTGGGAAGAGTTCGAGGAGGTCTACCACAACGATGGCGAGGAGGCCGCTCGCGCCTTCTATGCCGGGCGCAAGTCCGAGATGGATGAAGGGGCCGTGGTCAACTGGCCGGCACTGCAGCCGCTGGTATGGCTCATGCTGCAGCGCGCCGGAGGCCATGACAGCTTCGCGACCGAATACCAGAACCAGCCGATCAGCGAGGGCAATCCCTTCGCGAAGCTTGTGTTCTGGACCCAGCCTATGCGCGAATGGATCCACTTCGGGGCCATCGACCCGTCGCTCGGCGGCAAGAAGAAGGGCCGCGATCCGTCCGCCATCCTGATCGGGGGCTTTGACCGGCTGTCAGGAAAGATGGACGTGGTCGAGGCATCGATCCGCAAGCGGCTGCCCGACCTGATCATCGCTGACACCATCGCCCTGCAGCGCGAATACCGCTGCCTCTTGTGGTTTGTGGAAAGCGTCCAGTTCCAGGAGTTCCTGCGGACCAGCCTGATGACCGAGGCCGCAAAGCAAGGCGTCGGGATCTCGGCCGTGCCAATCGTCCCAGCGGCCGATAAGAACCTGCGGATCGAACGACTGCAGCCGCCGATTGCGGCCGGGCTGATCCGCCTGAACCCAACCCAGACCACGCTGATCGAGCAGCTGCAGCAGTGGCCGAACGGGGCGCATGACGACGGGCCGGACACCCTGGACATGCTCTGGCAGAACACCCTGTTCTACGCGGGCGGCGGCGCAGCCGGCCAGATGCAGACCGCATCGGCCGCCTCGGGTGGGGATCGGCTGGGTGGATACCGGTTGGGAGGGCGGCGGTGATGCGCTGGCTCTTCTGGACGTTGATCAGATGGCTTGGGGCAAGGACCGGTGATCTCGGCCTTTGGCTCTACTGGTTGGGGAAACACGGGCAGCAACGCTGCCGGAGGATTCGGAAATGAGCCGCAAGAAGCCCAAGCACCGCCCGATGGCCCGCCCCGCCACCTTTGCCGATCCTGGCCGCAAGAACCTGCCGACCGACCAGCGCCAGCTGATCGCCTCGGTCGCGAACGACATCACCATCCCCTTCTTCAGCGGGGCGATGCAGCATGCCGACGACACGCTGATCCAGCAGGGTCAGGGCAAGGGCCTGGCGATCTATGAAGAGATCGAGCGGGACACCCATGCCGGTGCCATGCTCGACAAGCGCAAGAACGCCCTTGTCAGCCGCGACTGGGAGGTGGAGCCGGGTGGCGACCGGCCGATCGACAAAGAGGCTGCTGACCTGGTGGCCGAGATCATCGACGCCTTGCCCTTCGATCATATCTGCCGCGACCTGCTGGCCGCCACTCTAAAGGGCTTTGCCGTCGGGGAAATCGTCTGGGCACGGGTCGGTCCCCAGATCCGGCCCGTCAAGATCAAGGCCCATGATCAGCGCCGCTTCGTCTTCGACCGGGAATGGCGGCTGCGCCTGCTGACCTGGTCGAACCTGACCGAGGGCGAACAGCTGCCGGAGCGGAAATTCATCGTCCACCGGGTCAATGTGAAGGGCAACAACCCCTACGGCCTCGGCCTCGGCTCCAGCCTGTTCTGGCCCGTACTCTTCAAGCGCGAAGGCATCACCTTCTGGCTGCATTTCCTCGAGAAGTTCGCCGGACCGACTGTGGTGGGCAAGACCCCCTATGGCATGCTGACCGATGAACAGACCCGGCTCCTGAACACGCTGATGGATATCCGCACCAGCTCGGCCGTGACGGTTCCGATCGGCACGGATGTCGAGTTTCTGGAAGCCTCGCGTGGCGGCACGGTCAGTTACCAGGACTTTTGCGCCTACTGGGACAAGCAGATTTCGATCCGGGTGACAGGCGAAACCCTGACCTCTTCGGTCAGCCAGGACGGGGGCAGCCGTGCCTTGGGCGAGGTGCATGAGAACCAGCTCGAAGTGCTCGCGGACGCGGACGGCGACCTGCAGACCGACACCCTGCGCGAAACGTTGTGCCAGTGGATCGTCGACTACAACCTGCCCGGCGCGGCAGTGCCTGCGATACGGCGCGTCCGGCCGAAGAACGAGAAGGCGGCGGCCGAGACCCGAAAGGCCAAGGCTGAAGCAGCCAAGGCGGCGGACGAGGCGATCACGGCGATCGTGAAACAGGCCGCGAAGTTCGAGGATGACCAGGTCGCCCGCGAATACATCGTCAGTTTCGACGTCACGGATGGCCTGTCGGACAAGACCATCGACGCGCTCGTCGCGGCCCGCGCCGAGTTTGCCGGTGACAAGGCCGAGCCCGATGCATTCGTGACCGGCGATCCGGTGATGTTCTCGGCCGCATGGCTCAAAAAAAAACGCTGAAGCACAGGCACGTCTGTTTCTCTGAAGCAGGCGGGCCGGTCGAACGGATCATCGACCAGGCCGAAGCCGCCGCCGAGCAAATCATCGGGCGCCGGATCGATGCCATCCGGAATCTGGTTGCGGCTGCCACGACGACCGGAGATGTGCTGGCCGGCCTCGTGGACCTCGCGGCGGCCTGGACGCCCGCACCACTCGCTGCAATCGTTTCCCAGGCGATGGAGCTTGCCAGCTGGCATGGCCGCGAGGATGTCTTTCTCGACGAAGAAGCGGATATTGCCTTTGCCATCGAGGCGCGCCGCCAGCCGTTCCGCGAGCAGATCAGCTTCCTGCGTCAGAAGCGGCCGATGCCGACGAAGGTCTGGCTGGATGCGCTGCAAGGTGTACATGACCGGGCCTTCGTCGTGGCCGGTGTCACCGAGATCGCCATGCTGGAGGATTTCCAGGCCGCCATCATCGATGCCGCAGAGAATGGCCGGTACGTCGAGGACTTTGCCAAGGACTTCGATCGGATCGTTGCAAAGTACGGCTGGGACTATCGGGGAGAGCGCAACTGGCGCATCCGGACGATCTTCGAAACCAACATCCGGACGAGCTTCATGGCGGGGCGCCTGCGCCAGATGCGCGACCCCGATGTCGTCAAGCTCCGGCCCTACTGGCAGTATCTGCACGGCGACAGCCGGACGCCGAAGGTGCCGCGCAAGCAGCATCTGTCCTGGAACAATCTTGTCCTGATGTGGAACGATCCCTGGTGGGAAACCCACTTCCCGCCAAACGACTGGCTCTGCAGCTGCGGCGTCAGGACGCTCTCGCGCCGGGATCTGCAGAGGCTCGGAAAGAGCGGTCCGGACGAAGCCCCCCGGGATGCGCTCCTTCCGGTCATCGACAAGTCCACTGGCCGGATGATCATGCAGCCGGCGGGTATCGGCTTCGGCTGGGACTACATGCCTGGCGACAAATGGGAGCGGGGCCTCGTGCCATCGGCACTGCTGGGTGATCCGGATGCAGTTCCGACCGGCGATTCCCGCCGCCGGCATGTCGTCAGCATCGATCAGCCGGAGCCCCTGGCTGATCTCCTGGCAAAGGCGCGGCCCTTCCAGTCATCGGTCCTGCCGGATGGGCTGGCGCCCGACGATTACATCCGGGCGCTGTTGCTGCCGCTGGGGGGCGATGTCGGCCGCGCGGCCCTCGTCGAAGACAAGTCGGGCCACCGTTTCCCGGTGTCCGGTGACATGTTCTTCGGGAATGATGGGTTTTGGAAGGGATACAAGCGCGGTCACGCCACCTATGCTGCGCTGATCGCCGAAGCCATCATGGATCCCGATGAAATCTGGGTCGGGGTGCGGGAAGTACCGGTTGATGCCCATCCCGGCCAGTTCGACCAGGCGCTGACCCGCCGCTATGTCCGCGTCGATCCTGACAACGGTCTGGTCGTCATGATGGAGATGGGCCGCAAGTATTGGCGCGAGATCACGGGCTACGCCTCGTTGAACCGGGCCAGGCCGGATCACCGTCACATCGACGCGCAGCGCGTCGGTCGCCTGGTCTGGAAACGAAAATAGCGGCCCGGGTGCTCGGGCCGCCTTGTCAGGGCAGTTGTGAGGGCACACACCGCCGCGCCGCTCTGACGACCTGAACATAGGCTTTCCTGAAGGAGATTTCAACTTGGCTGGACTGACCTTCACCGTCGAACTGGATGACGAGGCGCTCGTCCGGCGCCTTGATGAACTCGTCGACCGCATGGAGCGGCCTGTCGGCTTTTACAAAGGCGTCGGCGAGTATCTGACGGAAGTGGCGATCCCGCGGAACTTTGCCCAGGAGACCTCTCCTGACGGCACTCCCTGGGCCAGCCTCCGCCCCATGACTGTCGCCCGTCGTGAAGCGAAGGGGCAGACCCCGATCAGAATTCTGCGCGCATCCGGGAAGATGGCTGGCGAGATCAACTACGAGACAGCCGATGACCATGTCCTGGTCGGGTCACCGGCGCCGCAGGCTGCCGTCATGCAGCTCGGTGCCGCGCAGGGGGCGTTCGGACAGTCATCGCGCGGCGGCCCGATTCCCTGGGGCGACATTCCGGCGCGACCGTTCCTCGGTCTGTCGCCTGAAGATGAGATCGAGATCATCCACATCGCCGAGCTGTGGCTGGAGGCTGAGTGATCCCGCAGGAGCGGGCCGCTGAGGCGCTTTTGCGGAAGCGATGCCCCGTGAGGCCCGCCGGAACCTTGAGGGGCGTTAGCCCCCCGTTAGAATCGCTCTGCGGGCCAATCCTGTCCGCGTGGCCGCACCAAGAGGGATTGATCGGTGCGCCAATCCCGCCCATCATGATCCCGAGGGGCAAATCGGGCGGACGTTGTCCGGTCTAATCGCCCCAGAAATCCCCCCATGGTCCTCCGACACTGAACGGATCGACCATGGCCCCCAAGACGCTTACCGCCCGCATCGAAGTCTTCCGCCCCGGCACTTTCCGGCCGATGGCCGGTGACCCGATCACCTATTCTGCGGCCGATCTGAAGGCCGTCGCGGATGCCTATGATCCGCAGACCGCTCCTGCACCGATCGTGGTGGGCCATCCCGACACCGACGCGCCCGCCTTTGGCTGGGTCGAGAGCTTCGAGTACGACACGCAGGCCGAACGGCTCTTCGCCAATCTGCATGAGATCGAGCCTGCCTTCGCCGATCTGGTCAAGGCCGGCCGCTACAAGAAGGTCTCCATGTCCTTCTTCAGCCCCGACCAGGATCACAACCCGGTCCAGGGCACCTGGTATCCGAAACATGTCGGCTTCCTTGGCGCCGCCGCGCCCGCGGTCAGCGGCTTGCGGAATGCAGCCTTCGCCGGCGCGGCCGGTGCGACCTTCACCGCCGCCTTCGGTGTTGCCTCCCGCTCGGCTTCGATCTTCCGCCGGCTGCGCGACTGGATCATCGACCGCGACGGTCTCGAGGCGGCCGACAAGCTCTTGCCGGCCTGGGAGATCGACTGGCTCGACGAGGCCGAGGAGGCCGTGACGCAGTTTGCGGCGGTATCGGACCCGCCCGCAGACCCCGATCCCAAACCCCAACCGAAGAAGGAGCCCCCCGTGGCCAATCCGCCCGATCCGGC